GAGATTCTGAGCAAAGCCAAGAAGCTCTACCTGAGAGACTTCATTTCAACAAAAGACCTCGATAGCATCGAGCGAATCTGCAAGATGCGAGCCAAGCAACTCAAGTGAGGCGAGTGCATTGGTGCAAGTAGGCAGCCCGCAATTACCTGGCTATGGGGGGCAAGCGAGCAAACCGATCGGCTGGCAGGATTCGCCCTACCAGAACTGGCCCGGAAATGGGAACGGTAACGGTAACGGCAACGGTAACGGCAACGGCAATGGGAACGGGGCAGGGCCGTTCACACCCTCGACATCGATCCCCGGCGGGTTCTGGGGATATGTCATGCTTGTCGTGGGGATGAGATAATGCCGCTTCCAGATGCACCCGTTATGTCGCCCAGGGTCTACAAGCTGTTGAAGACTACAACGCTAGAGAACCTCAGCGCCGATGACCTGGCTTCTGTGGCTGACCCAATCAGCATAGAGCTACTCAATGAGGACGAGCTCCGCCGTCTTTGCCTGGTCGCCTTCGCGCGCATGGTGACTAAGGGATCATTCGACGGGTGGTTGTGATGCCTCTACCCGATGCAGACAAGAGATCCCCCAGGGTCTACACCCTCTTGCAGAACCAAGACCTTGAGAACGTCACCGCTGACACCCTGGCTGACGTAGCCGATCCCATAGCCATAGAGGAACAGAATGAAGACGAGCTTCGTCGGGTATGCCTGGTAGCCTTTGCCAGGATGGTGACGAAGGGATCCTTCGACGGTTGGTTGTCAGCAGGTGGAGCTACGGGGAACTCTGCGGAAACCACGCCCTGGGTAGACGGGGGCACCTATTGGGAAGTTGCCCGTTCCGCACCATATGGAGATAACACCGTCCAGGGCGGCGGGATGGGAACTGACCTGGTAATGTGGCCCTTCATCGCCTCGAACAGCGGTACAGTGTCGGTAATGGCCGTGGCGATCAACTCCGGTGTAGTCAACACTATCTCGATGTGCATCTACTCCGATGACGACGGGCTGCCCGATGAACTGCTTGGCTACGGAGACTTTGATATCTCGGGATCGGGCACAATCGAACAAGACTCCTTCACCGGCACAATCACACTGGAGAAGGGCAAGCAGTATTGGTATGGGCCGAAAAGTTCCAGCGCAAACTCTCCTAACATGAAAGCGATTAACGTCGACAACTGCCCTTCAATCGGTCCCCTGGGAACCAGCGTCATGGCGAACACTGGTCAAGGCTCTCCCTGCGTGAACACCGAGGTCGCTTACGGCGACTCGATCCCTGCAACGCTCACGCCTGGGAACTTCACTTATCTAACGGTGGTCAACCGCATGATTCTGGGGTTAGAGTTCGCATGAATCGGAACTATACTCGTTACTCTGGTTCGGAGATTGTCGAGCAGGGCAAGTACGAAGTGACATGGCAGCAGGTCCGAAAGGAACGCGACCAGGCTCTAGCCGATTCCGACTGGCGCTTTATGTCCGATCAGTCTCCCTTGGACGAGTGGGTGGACTACCGACAAGCTCTGCGAGACCTCCCCCAGGACAACGACACCGCCAACGATGCCGCCGATCATTGGCCAACACCTCCTGAGTGATGGCAATGACCAAGATAAAACCTGACACTGTCACAGAGTTTCGCATCAGTCTCCAGGACAAACAATCAGAACAGCTCGACTCGCTGATCGCTGCCATCCAGTTCAACAGGATTACTAGCGGGGCCGGTTCTCTCTTCGAAGGTCTAGGAGTCCCAGAGATCACCAAGCAGTTCAAAGATCCCTCTGAGATGATCGGCGTCTTCTACTCGATTGCTATGGTGCTTGAGTTCATGGGTTACGAGACTGGTCTTCCTACCCCGGCTGACTTTGGTCACTGGAAGGCGGAGTTCGAAGTAGCTAAGCAGCAGAGAGAAGCGACTGGCGAGGCCGGGCCGGCTGCTGGTGATTTCTCCTTCGGCGCGATCATGTACAACCTGCTCCACCCGAACTGGTCATGGTTCGGACCTCCTCCTGGCGAGGACGGCGGCGGCGGCGGCGGCGGATTCTAAAGAATCGAGAAATGACCTGTCAAGTAGGGGGGTAACGGCTACGATTTGGGGCCATCGGTCCCTAATACGTGCGTTTGAAGGGCATCACGACAGTCTGTCATGATTCTGAGCTTCTCCACTAATTTTATTTTCTCGTCGATATCCTGCTGTCGTCGCTCCTCGTACCGCTTCATTCCTTGATGATGATCGATGATGACCGAGGAGAGCCACTTAGATCGCCCTGGCTCCCCGGCACCACCTAGAGGTGATTTACGGGTCTTCCTCGGCACCTCTTCCCAGATGGCGAAGGCAGCGTTCGACAGGTTCGCGTTTATTCCCGGCATTCTCTCACCCATCCCAATCCAGTCGGATCATTACAGTCAACCCGACGCATGCTGTTCAAGCAGCAGCAGTCAATACAGAAACCATTCCAAGCGTTAGTCTTCCACTGCATCATACAGCGTGACTTGAGTGATATCATGGGTTTCAATTGCCGACATCCTAGGCATCGCCAATACTCTGCGATCTCGATATGGTGCTTCCCGTCTTTCCGAACAGCTCTCATTCAACCATCGCCTCCGCCAAATCTTCCAGTGCATCAGCAATACGACCCAACTCCGCCCGCAGGACTTCGATCCCATCTTCTTCATTGAATGAACTCCATACAGTCTCATGATGTCGAGGAGCATGTCTCCAAAACCAACGCATCATTCAGCTCGCCTCCTTCAGGAAGACATCCAGGAGCCTCCGGCAATGGGGGCAGGGGATAGTTACCTCGAACGTCCTTGTGACGGCAGGAGTGTCGTCTATCTCCTTCACCTAATCACCTCGACGACAACGCCCCCGCACTCACAAGGGTGATCCTTAGCTTCATTCAGCTCTGGAGGCACCACAGTGTCACCGACGGGGATCCATAGCGTCTCTTCATACCAATAGCCACATTTAGAGCAATTTCCATACAGTCTCAAACTCATCTTTATCACCTGTGGAGGATCGGCGGTTAGTGTGGATGCACTCGTTGACCGACCCTCCAAATTGAGCAGGTTTGGTTTTACTTATTAATAATCCGGTTGAGGGTATGGGTCGCTATGGCTTGTGGGGCTGGCGCCCCACAACCCAGACCACCTCCCGACGGCGATAACCAGCCCACATTAGCCACCGGACTTCAAGATTCCTTGATATTTGTCTGATATCCGGCATGATTTTAGGTTGCACAGCGGGTGCACAGTCGGTAGACGGCGGTTGCACAGGCATGGTAGCGTTAGAAATCATCATTTTGGGCGTTTTGAACGTCATTTGCATACTATCGATCGTGTCATTGGGCCTCTGGATGAGGATCGAGCTAGCAAACATGCTCGAACTACTGGATGAACGTCTCGCCCTGGCACTCAAGAGCACCATTGATCGACTGATGGAAGGCGGCATGGCCGACTTCGAACCGCCTAATCCGATCCAAGGTGCGATCGCGCAGCTTATCCAGGGCATGGCAGCTCAGAAGATGAATACAATTGACGCCGTTGTTACGCAGAGAGCCCCTGATGGGAAGTTCGAGTAGACAATTGACCACTTTCGGAACGATTATTACCGACTTCGTTCAGTTCCGAGGACCATGCCACGCCGAAGGAAGAAGTCACGACGCCGATCACCGAAGACAATCAGCCTCATCAATCTCGCAGAGAGCTACGCCTACGCGGCCACCCTGGTGGGCGGCGTCGCTAACAACACCCCAGTCGGATTCATCGGATTCGACGGTGCCACTGGCACTGGACTAGCGACCACGAACGGCGGTGGCAGTGTCTCACTGTCCTCCCTGGTCGCTGACCCCGGATCGTCCTTCGATACCATGCAGACGAACTTCATGTCGAACTACCAGGCTATGGCTGTCCAGGCAATAGGGATCGGTATAACCTTCAAGTTCGCTAAGAAGCTCCTACGGAAGCCTATTGCCAACGTCAATAGGAACATGATGAAACCTCTTGGCATTGGAGTTAGGTTGTGATCCTATGGCAACTAACACAGTTACGGGAAACCTAGTTTGCAGCGACGGCACAAACATCCCTCTCAAAACAGAAATCGCCGAGGGATCAGAAAGCTCACTCGGCACTGACAGTGCGTACACAGTCGCAAGTCAAAACGTAGGAGATTTCGCTCCTGGCAAGACCGTCATCTCTGGTCTAGTATCATGCGATAACGGGGTTGGATACTGCTACATTCTCTCGCAGGGCCTCGTGGCTGCAATCGTTCCATGGTCGGTGAAGGGTGCTGTCTCCGATGGATCGCCGGCGCTCTGCCAACCTTACACTCTCAAGGCTGGTGACATCGTCAAGTGCATGAACCAGACAGCTGCGGACAGAGGAACTTCAGCAGCCGTCTACACAGCCCGAGGAGTTTCAAGGATTTTTCATGTGACGAGTAGTGGAGGGGCGACGGAAACGCTGGTGGATTTGCAAACCGGCAACGATATTGGTGACACAATATTCGGCGACACCATCACGAAATGGTTTGGAACTTCTGTTGATGGCAACAAGATCGAGACTGAAGGCTTCTATGTTGTCGATGCCCTGGGTAACGTCGTCGGTTCTTGCAGCGCAACGAACCCGATTACCCAACAGCCGGCGTTCTCATTCGCATCTGTACCGATTGCTTTGAATTACAAATTTGAGTACCTTACAAACGCATGAGCGTGATTGAATGGCGCGAATGACCAAAGCGGCAGGACGCCGAAGAATGGCGGAGATTCTGAGCAAAGCCAAGAAGCTCTACCTGAGAGACTTCATTTCAACAAAAGACCTCGATAGCATCGAGCGAATCTGCAAGATGCGAG